GAAGTTTGTCTGACCATAGATAGGAAAGTTATCTACTTCACCATAGGTTTGAATAAACTCTTTGGCGTCATTGTTACTTTGAAACTCAACAGGTTGAAGATTATCACCATACAGAGACTTGTGGACACCTTCTTCTTTGCTCTTCACATAGAGAACAGGAGAGAAGTCTTCCCTACGATTGAAGCGCACACCATTATGAACACCTCGAACGAGAATCTTGGAGCCATATTGGTGTGCGCTGGTATAAAACTTCATGTAACCCTCTTTTCAATTCAAATACTACTATACTATAAAACATAACAAAAGTAAAGAGGTTTTAGTTACACCATGATGCTTTCTTTTCGCCCATATAGGCGCGGGCAAGTCCGCCCTTGATAAGTTCTGTTGATAGGTCCTTGCCATTATACTTGACATAACCAAGAACACGGCCGCCAAACTTGTCCCATTCTTTTAGATCAACCTGAATAATCTGACCAGGTTTAATCACAGACTTAGTAAAGTTTGTTGCTGCTTCTCCGCCAGCAGCTTCCTTAGGACACTGGGCACGACCACCTTTTTCAGGCGTATCAACTCCCAATACTCGAATCTTAATTACTGGTGGAATTGGAGCTGGTACCCACGGAGCTTCGACTTCGATTGTATCGCCGTCCAAAACTCTTGTTACTTTCCATGAATGCTCTACTGCTAGAACAGGAGTAGCAATCAGGGCTGAGGCTAAAAATGCTGCGAATAGTTTCATACGATAATCTTACTTTCTGGTATTACAATACCACTGCCAAACCGAACATTATACTCATTAACCATTCCAGTATCTGGTTCGAAAATAGAAACAACTGCACCAGCGCGGATAGGAATGTCCCCGGTCTGAGCATACGGACAAAAGGGTGCTAGTCCAATACCAAACTGATTATTCTGGTTAGGTACCATCATAATCAATAGAGGCTTTTTCAGAATAACGAGGCCTTCAATACTCTCATCAATATCAGCAATGATTTCCTCGCCACTGATTAGCTTTATACATTTAATATTGGACATAGCATTCACCTTCTTAAATTATTACTTAGTTTTACCTTCTGCCAAGAATTCGGCAGCTTGTGATGGATATTCGTTATCCCCATCGGTAATGTCAATCTTCTTAGCTTTCTTTTCTTCTGGAATAAATGCTTCCAACCAAATTTTCAGCATACCATTAACCAGAGAAGAGCTTTTTACTTCCACATTGTCAGCAAGAGTGAATTCGCGTTTGAATCCTCGCTCTGCAATTCCCTTATAGAGATATTCGGTGTTGTCAACAGAGTCGATTTTACCGCGTATACTCAATAGACCTTCTTGCAATTCAATATCAATTTCCGACTTACCGAAACCAGCAACGGCTAGTTCGATTACGTAGCGACTTTCATCGACTTTCTTGATATTGTATGGGGGATATTTAATTGGCATCATTTGCGCCGATTGGTCAGCAATGTCTGCTAATCTCTTCATGACGCGGTCCGCGCCAACGAAATACCGATCCATCTGTGGGATCATTGTTGTATCAAATTTCATAGTTTGCTCCTATTAAGCGAGTTTAAAAAGGGTACCATCCGAAGCATGGCACCCCTTATTTATACTATACTTTTAGAAGAAAGTCAATTATTTTTTAAGTATTTCCCATGTTCCGTCATAATTTTCTACAAGAGCAGTGCAACTTTCACACCAGTCACCGTCGTTCATGTAAACAATCTCATCATATTGTGTAATTTCTGCATGATGAATATGTCCACAGATAACTCCATCATAACCTTTGCGTTTACAATAGTAAGACATTTCTTTTTCGAACTCACCAATATAATTGGCAGCAAGTTTTGCTTTACGCTTCAAATACTTTGCCAAACTCCAAGGTTGCATCCCGAGCAGTCTTCTTGATGCATTAATAATCTTATTGATATAGAGCAGAGAGTCATATGCAAAGTCTCCCAGATGCATAATGAATCGACCAGTCTTTGTTCGCATTAAATTGTCGAAGAGGTCACCATGCACCACCAAGTAGCGTTTACCATTCACCCCAACATGGACACAACGATGCTCTACTGCAATTTTACCGATTTTAATGTTGGGAAATGACCGAAAGATTTCATCATGATTACCAGTGACATAAATTACTTCTGTCTTTTCTGACATCTTGAGTATTTTTCTGACGATTTGATTGTGTATTTTTGGCCAATACCATTTCTTTTTCAGACGCCATATATCCACAATATCTCCAACGAGATACAACTTTTCAGTTCTAATCGTAGATAAAAACTCTAGCAATGCATCAGAGTTACAATGTTTCGACCCAAGATGTAAGTCTGAAATGAATACCGATTTGTATTTTTTACCAGCATTCATTGTCATATACAGATTTACTTTTTGCGACCGATGTTATACTTTTGAATAAGTTCCCAATCGTTCTTTTCTTTGTAAGCAATTACTTTGATTTGATTTAGAGGAGCCTTGTCCTCATGGATTTCTGGATTGAGAATGGTAATCAAACCCCAGTCCGAAAGTAGATGTGCTACCGTGTTTCTGCGTTGTAAATCATTGTCACTAAAGTCCGCATCTTTACCATCTAAGGCAAAGAGTTCCTTAAAGTGAACAATGAAATACCTACCCTGCTTATGAAGGATATGGCATGACTGATAAAGAATCTTATCCTTACGAGACGCTACCCCAATACGTGAAAGAGTTTCACGAACCTTTAGAAAGTCGTCTGGATTCTCCAACTTAACTTCCAAGGGAGCATACCCAGGATAGTTAATATCAAAAAAATCTTCGCTCATTTTCTACCACCTTTATACAATTTCTCTTTTATTGTTTTCTTTTGTTCTTCGGAGAGAATTGTAAGAGCTTGACTAGCTTTTTCATTACTATAGCCATAATACTCCTTGATCATCTCAACTTCGGCATCGTCTTCAATTTTGATCCATTTATCAAAACGCTTTCTAGACCTGATTGTATTTATAAGAAAAGTATTTTGCAGTGCTTTATCAATGTGTGGACGGCAGTTCATCTCGTTGGCTGGAATGACAGTATCAGCACTGAAACTCAGGCCGCGATTGATGATCCAAGGGTTGTATTGCTTCTCTGACCACTCATCTACTATGAGATTGGTCTTCTTGTGGTTAATATCGTTGATGAAATCAAAGGGAGAAATCTTGGCTTTTTTCTCCACATAATCTTCTGGCTTGTATTCTACCTTTGGATCACCAAGGCCCTCTAGAATACCGTCCATTACTTCCACTCCACTCCAGCCATAATCTCAACCAGACAGGCTACGAGATTGATTTCTTGGTTGGTGGCGAAAGCAGACTTGTATTGATAGTCGGCCAACAGAACAATAAGAGCCGCAGGATACTTGACATCATCAAGAAGGGTATCATAAATCTTACGGAAGATGATGCCAGCATCGTTGTCGATATTATCTACAACCCACTGACGGACTTTCTTGAAGTCCTTACCACGAAGGGCATCAACCAGTTCTTTCATATTGATTTCTTGGACGTTGGCTAGAATGCCAGCATCGATTGTACCGCTTACACTGTATCTCTGGAGTTCATTAAGGACACGGCGATAGTCGGGAAAGTGCTTCTTGAGGACTTCGGCCACAACCTTGTCATCATACTGCACACTCTCGGCTTCAAGAATATCACCAAGACGTTTCATAAAACGTCCAGCCATTTTAGGTCGGTCAGCCTTAGTTAGCTTGAATTCAATCACCGCAGTTCGACTATGCAGAGGTGCAATGATACGGTTCTTGAAGTTACAGGTAAAGATGAAGCGGCAGTTATTGGCAAACTCTTCAATGAAGGCACGAAGGGCTGGCTGTGTAGAGTTTGGATTCAGGTAATCGGCTTCGTCTAGAATAACAACCTTAGTCTTGCCGCTAAACGAGACAGAGGATGCAAACTCACGAATCTTGGTACGGAGAACATCAATACCAGATTCTTCTGAACCGTTAATAACGATATAATCACAACCCAATTCTTCACAAATGGCTCGGGCGATAGTAGTCTTACCTACACCAGCCGAGCCACACAGGAGCATATTGGGAATCTCACCAGTCGCCACAAACTGGCGAAAGGTATTAAGTTGTTCATCGGGTAAGATGCAATCGTCCAGCTTACGAGGACGATACTTCTCAACCCAGAGGAAGTCTTCACGCATAATGATTCTCCATAATAAAATAAAATGTCCGTCGCGATGTTAGTGCATCCACGGACGCTGGCTTAGTGACCAGTATTCACTATATCAGTTATTGCGCAACCAGTCAAGAATATTTTCTGGTGAAGTCACACCATAAGGATCATCCGCGCAGTTGTCCTCAACTACATCACCTTCAATGAACCACTTCTCAATCTGACCGTTATTCACAACAACAGCATATCGCCATGAACGTTCACCAAAGCCAAGATTGTCCTTCTGGACACTCATTTTCATCTTGTTAGTGAACTTGGCAGATCCGTCAGGAATCATCTTCACCTTCTTGATCTTCTGATCTTTCGCCCAGCAATTCATGACAAAGGAATCATTGACAGATACACAGTAGATGTCCTTGATACCAAGTGCCTTAAACTCAGCAAAGTTCTTTTCGAAACCAGGTAACTGGTAGGTCGAACATGTTGGAGTAAAGGCACCAGGAAGAGAGAACAGAACTACACGCTTACCAGCGAAGTAATCATAGGTTGTCTTATCTTCCCAACGGAATGGGTTTGGACCTTCAATCGAGTCATCGCGGACACGGGTCTTGAAGACTACAGCCGGAACAATCTCAGGTAGTTCCTGGTCATGGGCTTCATCGTCCCACTCCTTCTTAAATTTAAACTTCTCTGCCATTATACTACAGCCACCTGTGCGTCAAAGTCGTTAAGAATGAGGAGCTTATTAAACTGGCGAACAACTTCATCCAGGTCACTCGTGGTAAACGCAATGGTTACATCACGAGGGTCTTCTTCTGCATCATAAGGAATGCGGGCGTTAAATGAGAATTCAAACTTAGTCATATTATTTCTCCTTAAATAGAGGACGCAGGGTCCATTGCAATGTAATAAACGAGTTCACGACCCTTACTCTTAAACTCCATGGCGCGCTTCTTACCAAGCGTGACAGTGTAGTTGTCAGAGAGGACTTTGAGGTTCTCGGTCTTCACTCGGCAATCAAACACAGGAGCAGCATCGGTGCTAATCGTCTTAGTGTATGAGTTTGCCGATGAATTGGTGGGGTCGCCAACCTTGAGTTGAACCTGGGCGCCATCCGATACAATGCTGATGATTGGTGCCGAGGTGATTGATGCGGCGCGGAGAATCATACTGATTTCATCCGACGAAATATCGAACGACCACACAGGTTCAATCTCAAGGTTCTTGTCGGGAGCAGCGGTCACGGTGCCAGGATCGGAATAGAAGTATTCGAACTTCGACCCATCCTTACTAACCTTGATGCTGTTCTCGCCAAAATCTACATCCTGATCTTCCATAAGGGTCAGAAGTGCCAGAAGGCTATTCAGGTCATAGACGGCAATTTCACGGGGAAAGGTTTCAGTGACCGTGGCGCGTGAAAAGATGTTCTTCCCAGGACTAACGGTACCAATCACATTACCCTGCCGA